GTGTAACCCTGCGAACCGGCAACAGTCGGTGCAGTGTTGTACGAAGAAACACCCATCGCGGCAGTCTGGCGGGCAACCCACGAAGCCATATCACGGCTCATGTAGAACGCCGGCTTACCAACGCGGAGGTTCGGCACCCGGCGGATCGCCTGGTACATCAGGTCCGGCAGGTTCGCGCCCGTCGAGAACGCACCGGCAGTGTACACGCGGGACAGCGTGGACTTGTCGATGTTCGCGATGCGGACAACGTAACGCCAATCCTTCACGGTCAGACCCACATCCCAACGATAGTGCGTCCGGTAGGCGACCATACGGCCACCAGCGCCATCCGCATTTTCAATCGTGACGCGGCCCATGTCTTCAACCTGCAGGCCCGCCTTGGAACCCTTGGGCAGAATGCCGTGGACAGTGCTATCGCCCCACACAACCAGCCAAATGCTGTTGTTGTCAGTCTGGCCACCGGCCGAACCGCCATCCAGCACGTTCTCGCTGTTACCAGCGCCGGTCAGCGCATTGAAGCGCGGGCCAAAGCCAGTGAAAGCCTCGGGCTCCGTGCCTTCGTTACCGAAGAACAGGGTATCCGTAACTTCCTGGGACATACCTTCGATGTGCGCGCGATCTTCCGACAGACGGAAAGCCGCCGTGTTGCCGTTAAGATCGGCAAGCGCCACGTCGATTTCGGCGAACGCCTCAAGCATACCACAGTTGTCAGTGACCTGGACAGTGGTAGACTTGTTCGGCACAACGCCGCCGTACAACTTACGCCACGTCGGGGCAGGAATGCCCGAACGGATCGTGGTACGGTTACCGGTGATGAGGTTACCTTCCTTCCAAACCATGTCATCGAGGACTTCGGAAGTCTGGTTCAGGATTTCAACCACCGTGGCGATTTTGCCATCGGGGTCCTGCAACTTCGCCAAATCCATCAAGTTCGGATTGACGACTGAAAGAGCAGCCATGTGTTATCTCCTATTAGGCCATGTTCGGGTACATAGTCTTGGCCGGGTCCTTAGGACCACCGTTTAAGCCATTACCACTACCCATTATGTTGTCGGTGCCAATCGCCTTGCCAACCCGGTACATAAACCGGATAACATGGGGATTATCACCCATACCACTGGTGTTAAGAATGTCTTTAAGCTCAGGTGAACCGAATTTGTCTAATGCCTGCTTGGCAACAGCCACATTCGCCGGAAATGCCGCACCACCGAACTCTGAGTCGCTCTCGGCAGCCGCCTTCCACTCTAGTAACTTCTGGCCCCAAGCATCCATCTGCTTGTTCGCGAGGGCGGTCTGAAAGTCAACCAAACCCTGAGCCTCTTCCTGGGTAAGGTTTTTAGCCTTAGCCCATTCTTTGAACTTCCCTGAAATCTCAGTATCCAGGGTCATTCCTTCCGGCAGAGTAAAATCTGTGTACTCAACCGGCTGTGCGCCTACCTTGGCCTTGTCACCAGCGGTGTCCTCGACCTTTTGGTTGGCAACGGGTGGAACAATTGACTGCGCCGGTGCAATTGCAGCCGGATTGCCTGCGTTGGCCTCTGGGGTTCCTGCGGCCGGAGCGGGTGCTACGTCATTCGTCAGTGCTGTCATTGGTTTTCCTATTTTCCTCTTGCATCAGGCCGTATGCCTTGATGTCCGCGTCGAAGATCATGTCGAGTATTGCCAAGCCGACAGATCGCCTACCTTCTTTGAAGAACGTCTCGCTGTTTCCGGTAAAAGAGGGCTTGTAGACGCCCGTTTGCTCCAGAAGTCGCCATAGGATGTTGCGGCCCCACTTCTTTTCGAGTAGTTGCCGCATCTCCTCACGTTCGTTCTCAATACGTAGTTGAACTTTAGTCTTCCTCTTGCCAACTGATGTCTCATCTCCTACATCTAGTGGCTTACGGTCCTGCATTCCGAGCCTCCGCTACACTTTTTGCGCCTGCACCCAAGTCTGCTGCAGCACCCGCCGACTTGGCGAGCATTTCAGCGTTCATAGCCGCCTGCTGCTGAGCCTTACGCTCCTCACGCATCTTGGCCACGACCTCGTCCGAGATAATCAAGGACGGGACTGCGCCGAGTAGCTGAGCGTACTGCTCAAGAGCCTGCTCGGTGCTGAACTTGTCAAGCACCTGCGGGTTCATGCCCGCTAGGGCACCCGCAAACTGCGTGACACGCTCAATGGTGCCCACTTCCTGTGCACGCTGAGCCTGAGCCAGCGAAGACACGAAGCGAATGTTCAAAGACTGCCCCTGTAGCTCCGGTGGAGCTTCTGGGAGGATGCCGGCCTCGGCCGCTTGCGCGAAGGTATCTTCGACAATCGCCCCCAGGCAGTCCTGCTGGACACGCTCAAGAGGCGGTCCCAACATCAGTAGGCGCTCAGCGTTACGCTGGGCCAGTTCAAGCTGGTTACGGGGCTGAATGCCATCCATGTTGGAGATCGCGAGGAACAAGTCCACGTAGAACGCTTCGTTTACCCGCTTCTCCGCCTCAAGGATCGCCTGCCGCATCTCATTGATACGCGGCTCCACGGTATAAAGCGTGGACAGACCCTCTTTGGAGCTATCAGCATCGTAGATCGTAAGGCCGCCCGGCAAAGAACTCACCGGTCGGTTAAGCAAGGAAGGCGGGCCTTTCAGCGGAGGGTTCACCAATTTCTCGATGCCCTGCGCCATCCGCTTCTCCATAATCTGGAGCCCCTTGATGTCACCGAGGGCGATCATACCAGGACAGTTCGTCCCGTAGATGTCGCCACCGGTAATCGCCCAACGGGGAACCCGGATCGGGAAGCGGTCAAAGCCGCTCGTCCGCAAAAACTTTTTGGAGTCTGCCTCGCTACCGCTCGGCTCAAACCACACACTCCGAAACTTCTTCTTCGTAGCCAGCGGGCTGTTCTTGTCGTAGTTGGGATTGGGCTCGATAATCTGAACCACCCGGTGCCACGAGTTGTAGTTGCCACGCTTGTAGTTGTCCTGGACCGTCTTGGAGCAATTCTCTTCTCCGAACTCGGCCACAAGCTGCGAACACGTCCACTCCTTATCCAGGGCGAAGGTGTCCACGTCATTCTTCTGATTGACGGCGACCATGTACGAGCCGGCGGTGTGGGTTTCAAACCGCACGACGCTGTCATAGTCGGCAATCTGCGACATAGCGCCAGTTCCAAACTGGACCATCTCGCCTAGCATGATAGGGGCTTGGTTATAGAGATTGGAGTCGAGGAAGATGGCGCGGAGCAACTGCTCAACCTCATACAACCAAGCCTTTACGTTCGCGTTAGCCAGGAGCGCCTTGTTCATCGGCTCGAACTTGAACCAGTTCTGAGACGGAGACATAACGCCAGCGAACAGGCCGGACTCGGCCGTACGCTTCGCCTGTGTGCCACGCGAGTTGATGATCTTGTTGTGTCGCCGGTCACCCTTGTTGCGGTCCTGGACGAAGAAGCGACCCCTACGAGGGTCGATATACTCCGACAGTTCCTTCCAATGTGTAATGAAGGACGACCGCTCTAGTTCTAGGGACGAGAGACACCGCAAGAAGTATTGCTTTGTGTTTTTATCTTCCTTCGGCGTGTCCGACATATTATCCACCCAGTACCGTTGACGCACCCAGCGGATCGGTTAGGATCGTGCCGCTACCAGCGCGCTTGCGATTAGACGGCCGGCCAGAGCCGCCGCCAGATTGAACGTCTTTAGCTTTCGTCTTCGGCTTACGGCTCAGGTTGTCCGCAAACCACGCATCCCATGCCGGATTAACTACTTGCTCATAGTCATAGGCCATCTTCGGGGCCGCGCTGCCGCCATCGCGGCCAGCATTCCCCTTCTGCTTGTAGTAGGAGTCCGTGATCTCAATCGCGCCGGGGGTATTAGATGCCACGACATCGAATGCCGCTTGGTTATTCTTACCGATCTCACCAAAGGACGCAGTGGTGCCTTGGCGTGTCTCGCCCTTGCCCTCCGCAATCATCTTCGGCTTCACGAACGTACCAACCTTGTACTGCTTCTGCTTCGTGATATACTTATTCGGCTCCGCGTACGGGTCCATCGGAGCATCAGGTGCCATCATGCCCATGTTACGATCCTAACAGCGTTGCGTTGGGTTTTACCACGGACTGATCGCCCAGGGCACTAGTCAGAATAGTCGAAGACCGGCCAGCTTGGCCTGCCGCCTTCCGTCGCTTGGCAGCCTCAGCCGCCTGCGCCGTAGTGTTATCTTCCGCCGCCGTAGGCGTCTTATCAGCCGGCACCATAGGCGGTGCCTCAGGCTTCTTTTGCGTCACCATCGGAACGACAGTGGAGGCCAGAGTGGCAGCCATACCAGCCACCATGATTGC